GTCGGTTATTCTCGTGCAGAGAAGGGGAAATTTACTATCTAAAGATTTTTCCTAGAGAAATTTCCTGAAGACAAGGGTTTATTTTGTTTATTGGATTTTTATCGGGTTTTATGTTTTTCTATTTATGTACAAAAGTGGAGGTGAAAATTGAAGACACCTTCTGAATGAAAGCACTAGCTAATGAGGCCAGAATAGAGCTGAAATTAATCAAAAGAATGCCGTGACGGGGGCGGTCTGGGGCCGTATGGAATCTGCGTATCGGTCATTAGCCGGCAGAATCATCCATAATGATGAGGGGGGGGAAGGCAGGGAAGAACATTTGCATGTCATCCGAGAATGCGGAGTATATTGGGCCCACCGAGTCAAGGAGTAGAGGTAAATCTTGTATGACATCGTTGGGCACGACTTCGTTCTTGAGTTCTCTCCATGGAACGTTGGCAGAATATGGAAATTCCAAGTACTTGTACAAGGGATCTTCTGTCATGAGGAGAGGGAATGATTGGCCTACCGTTGAGGTATTGGCCATCGTTCGAGTTTTAACAGTTAGAGTATTGGCGTATGTGGCGCCACCTTTGGTGATGAGCCGAAGATTTCCTCGGTAGGCAGCGAATGTCCACTTGAGAAACTCCGGCAACAACGTCCTAGGTTGCACCAGTATGGTTGGATCTGTTACAATGTTCGAATCTTGATATGAAAGAGCGAGTTCTTTAAAACTCGTGAATTCTTGGTTGGTCGTGAAACCGTTCGCGTTCTTCCCGTTTGTTTGGACGATAGTATTCGCAGGTATCTCAACATCAGGTGAGGGTACAGATGATGTAGGGGTGAGCTGTGATTGGTATACCTTCTGATCATCGTCCTTGAGATCGTAGAAACGTAGTGGGTCGTCTGGATCGGACATCGCATAAATGTCGACCTGAACGTTAGCGGCGACGTTGAAGGAGTTGACAACTTTCGTTATGAGAGATATTGAAAGTGTGCCGCAGGTTGTGAGGTTTGTGTAACCGAAGTTCAAACACGGGTTGAATATGCAGGCCTTCATTGGGGTATGGCCTTGGTATGGAATACTGATCTCATGGATCATATCCTTTGTAACATACACAACTTCCGAGATAAGATCTCCGGCGTCAGCGCTTGGAATAAAGGTTGCAGCACCTGATCCGAATGCTTCTGGTTGGTGGGTGACGCGAATAGACGCTGTCACTCCAGTTGGACACCAGATCATAAGGCGGTACTTCATTGATCCTCTCCAAAATTTGAACTTGTTTGATAACCACTGCATAGGTCCGCATGTGATATAATGAGCGGAACCATAAACTGTGGATGGAGCATACTGAGGACAGATTGGAACGGAAAGGAACACGTTATCAGTCGCTTGGGTGGTATCAATGGCAACAGAGCGCACCAAGGATGGCATCGAGAGGTATTCTTGAAAGGACATGAAATTCTTGCCCATAGGATCGTCAATTTGTTCGGACGGATCATATGTGGTAGGACCCATGGACAAGGACGGATTAACTCCAGATTTCCATGAAAATGGTATGATGTTTTCTTGACGTATGCGTTGGATTTCGGCTTGATTGACAATGTAGTCGAAACCCCATTCTTCGAGAGTGTCGACAATGTTGGGGGCAACGAATCGACCAAGCGTTTTGGCAATGGTCAGAGCGACGCGTGAGCCTGGAATCGCATCTTTTACAAGATTCAATCCAGTCTTAGCGACTTTCTGTGCTTCTTTCTTGAATGAGGATTGGGGAATTGCCTTGGGGGATTTTGGCTTGGGTTTGACGGATCGTCGATGATTTGACTCCATTTGGTTGAGAATGTATTTCAGCGCGTCTTCAGAGTCGTTAAGGGCTTTGAAGATGTGCTGTTGAGTCAGTTTCAAATCATCAGGGTCTCCTGACATAACCAGGACATAATCCTTAGTTCGATACAGAGCTTGATGAGTTTGGTAGCGTTTCTTGAGAGCCTTCGTGTAATTCATAACAATATTGGCAGGGGGTTTCCCAAACCATAGTCTTGCAGAGGGTGTTGAATGAACAACTCCCCACGCCTGTTTACCTTGCGGTGCCGGCGTAGTGGCAGATTGATATTGTTTGATTGAGGGTCCCAGGAGGCGGATATTTACAAATCGGCCCTGGATATAGACATTGAGAGCGGGGGGAGTAGCAGATGTAGCATTTGACATGGGGCATCGGACAGTGAAATATGTGGTACCCCAGTAATTCTGCATGAGCGCAGGATTTCTGGGATTCCATAGAGCACTCTTGAATGGAATGATGATTCTTTGTTTCTCTTGTGATTGGCATGATAACCAAGTGACGTTGGGGTCAGCGTAAATGTTGAGCGGTGTCAAGATCGTAGTAGTACGATCCCAACGAGTACCGATAACAAGACAGCCTGTGCAATTCTGATTTCCAGAAGTCCAGACTGTAAGTTCGATATCCGCTTTAAAATGCGTGAACCCTGAAGTTACTCGGGCAAGCGGATTGTTGACAGCAAGACCACTAGTTGTTAAGTGGAACAACTTAGCATACCACGTATCTTGGAAGATTGCGGTACCAGTAGCATCTGCTGAGGTCCAGTTGAACAATCCTAGTGACTGTTGTCGACCGAGAACGGGATCAGTTTCGATCTGTGTAAGGTCATAGGAATTGTAGACATCATCGTAGGTCTTGAGAGAGAATGATGAGGTGGCATCAGCAGGAACTTCGCTGAGACCAACATTGGGACTTGTTTGTGTGACAGGGGTGGTCACTTCACTTGTTTGTTGTGTTGAGTCGAATTGCCATTGGTTTGTACGGAGGCAACTAAGCACGTACAACCTGAAAATGTCATCTCCGTTTTAGGCGAGGGAGGCTATAATCCAGGGTTTGGGTTTGGTGAGCTGCAGGTACTACGCCGCACTCACCCGGGCCACTTAATGGTAGGTGCCACACCGGGGGAGGGTATGTTAGGCGCGGAACACCTCATGATCGAGGGTTCCGTCAGGAAGAAGGTACTTCTTCCACGAGGGGGGCAGTGGATGATGAATCACACCACGAGACTTCATTTTCTTGGAATATGAATCGATGTCCACAGTAAAATTGAGTTGAACTGCGAGATCAATGAAGACTTGGCGGTAGTGATTGTACACTGAACGGGGGTGATGAGACATTTCGTCCATGACTGAGTTGACGGACGAGGACATCCATGCATGCACGTCATTAGACGAACGCCCATCTCTCCAGTTGAGACTTTCGAGAATGTCATCTACAGGTCGAGGACCATTAAGATAACACAACCCGGTAGCTTCATCGGGAGTTATGACGATACGACGTTTCAAGAACGTTGCAGTACTTGTTGGAATGAATGGCTGTAAGGCAGCTCCTTTTGTAGCAGGAGTTACTTCGTGGCCAAGTTCAGCAGCGGTAGCAGCAAAAGTAATGCAATTGAATTCTTTGGCGAGGTCGTCATTGAGGAGGGTAGCGATGAGATCATCACCATGTGTGCGAGCATAGACATCAGATTCGAGGTCTTCTGCAAGCATACGTGCCTTTTCTTCGGAGAACTCTGGATCGAGTCCAGATCGAATACGGGCACCAACATAAGTTGTGGCGATCATGTCATCGTTTTCTTGAGCATTCAACTCTCCGGTCCAAGCGGAACCTGAGACAAGAATGTCGCGAGTAGGTTGAATTTCGTAGCGATTGAGGATCATAATTGGGCGAGTAGCATTTTGACAAAGAACTGTAAGGGCATAGTCAATGTCGATAACGTATACTTGCTTATCAACTGTGATCGGAAGGGAATTGGTTTTCCAATATCTTTGTAGGTACGCGATATTGGAACGTAAGTGGTTCTTCTTACCATCAGGATGATGGTGACGATCCATCTTACGATAGTCCATGTCCATGGCGAGGTTACGAGCGAGGAAGGGGAACATAGTCTGTTCCCATTCGGGGCCATGAACATTAAGACCAAAGGTACTATTGGTCCAAGGATCATATGAGTGTTTACCGTGTAGCAGAGGTCCTGCTATTATCATGGTAATGAGGTAAGTCAAAAGACCGACAACGTTGAATGAGCGAGTTGCTCCTTCTTCAACCTTCTCAAGGGGAAGAGTATCGATTTTAAGAGTATAAATTACTTTATGGTCTCTTTGGTCGTAAGTCTTATCCACCAGAGATTGACAGGTCAAATGTAGGGCTTTGGCAACACGCGGCTCATAAGTATGGGACTCATACAAACCAGTGTGGTCATTTTCTTTGATAAGAATTCCCATCTTCTTGGTATGAAGATTGAATTCACTTGTACCAAAGGGCCATCCCATCGAGGCGTTCATCGAGGGACGATGACGACTGATTAGGAATTCGTCGGTGGGTTCGCACTCAGCTGGCTGGGGATATTGACGTTCACGATAGATATCGCAAACTCTCTCCTCCAACTTAGTGTAAGCACGATAAGGACGCACTTCATAAGTCTCAAGAGACTTAATTAGTGGTGACTTACCATCGACAGGCTTAAGCATACAGGGGGCGGTCTTGGGGGGTCCAAACATACCATAAAAAGGAGTTTCAATGATATTGTGGACTGTGGGAACGTGGGATTGGCGGCGAGTGGATTCCATGCCGACGATGTCAAAAGCTTTGCTCTGCATGAGAGCTTGAGCCAAAGGACCATCGTCAACAAAGGACATAGCAAGCGCTCTGCACAAGAGGAAGGTAACCGGGGTTAGTATGATTCTACTACCCTGGATACCTGAGTGCATGGCGAAAACTAGTCCACCTTCCTTGTTATCATCGTAATTGTATATAGCGAAATTACCACAATCTCCATACACGGGCTTGTACGGAATAATTGCAGTATATTCGATTATTTCTTTACGAGTAACAATCTTAATGTCAGACAGAGGGAAAAGCATAGGACTAGATACATCTTTTCCTGTGTGGGTACGGGTGTCAAGAACAAAGGCCATCTTGGACGAAGTAGGCACTTCTCCATTGGAAAGGTACTTCCAAACAGAGGGAACTCCTTGGAAAGGGGGTTTGTGCAGGCGCACCATAGCGAGATCGCTACGGGCACTATATGCAAGTGAATACTCTCCTTTGAAGAACTGTTTCGATTCTCCTTTACGATGAACAGTGACGGCATATGTGGGTTCTTCACCCATGTTAACATCCCAAGCTTTTACAAGCAGGGAATGTCGACATGTGATGATGGTCTTGTCGTCAAGGAATAGTCCTCCAAGGGTCATAGAGTCGTTCTCACGATGCATATCAAGTTTACACCTGTTCGCTTCGATGAGAGCGTTGGTTCTTTGAACTGAACCTTGTGGAATTACGACAGCATCAACAATATTAGTCTTATGAGGTTGCTGTTTACGAACGCCAGTGTCAGACTGAGGGGTAGTAGGAACACAGAGCTTGTAGATCACAACTCCTAAAGAGATAACAACGGCACCAGTAAGTAGAATGGTACCAAGAGCAAAATTATCTCTTGAGGGAGTAACATAATCCCAACTGAATCCTTCATCCACAACAACGAGCCGATTAGAGTAATCAACTCTGAAGTAGTGATGATCTTCAGTTGGAATACGAGTAAACTCTTCAGGGGCCATCTTCGCATTCTCATAGAATTCGGAGATGTAAACTTCACGATCGGGCTTGGAGTATTGGAAAGCGAACTCCCAATCTTTGCGGGTAACAATGGATTTCACCCAACTGTAGAAGGACTGAGCATGGGCTTCTTCTTCGAGATCGTTGGGGTCTTCTTCAGCGTCAAGAATCGAACTGTAGGGGATAGTTGATTCCAAGACACCTTCACAGCGACGAGCATGGGAGCGTTCAAACACTGAATACGTGGTATCACCTGAGATGCATGTAGTAGCATTGCAATCCAAAGTAATACCATGATGATAGGAAGGAGCCCAGATAAGATCAACGTTTGCATTGGTCTTGAACTCCCACCGGCCATCATAGAATTCGCAATACATGATGTTATTGCCACGAGAACGAAGATGTTGAGCAAATCCTGATCGAGCGGCAAAAGTATCAAAACGGTACAGTATTGAGTTCTTGACCATTCGATCCCACGTATGAAGGTGGGCAAATAGAACAAAGTCCTCAACACGGGGAGTTGAATGCATTGTACCTTGTGGTATGGGTTCTTGGAGATCGTACAACCACAAAATAGTAGCAACAGTCTTGTGGAAGCGAACATCATATTGTAGAACCATCCCAGGTCGGGCGGGAAAGTTCATCACGCTCCAATTGGGCAATAAGATGGGAGTATACTCACGATGAGATAGATTCCAACCAATACCACAGTCAATGATACCGGTCGTAACTCGGTCAATGTGCCATCTACGGTAATTAGCTTGAACATCGGCGAGAGGAACGGGGAATGGTCTCTCAGACTTGGTGAATTCACACCATTGTATCTTCGAGGTATCAGTGGGCCACCAAGCAGATTGAGGTATAGCCGCAGGTTCGGCAACAATACGGGCGGCACGTCGTCCATTATATCCACGAGGTGGATCAAGGGCAACGTTCATAGGCTGGTCAAAGGCGTAGTTACGAGGGGCAGCAACAACGCGGGCTTGGAGAAGTGCTCGCTTAATATATTGTGTCAAATCTGACACAGTAAATGCAGCATCATAGTGACGTTGATCTGCGTCTTCATTGATGGCCAAGGGTTCGGCCATAGCACAATGGAAGACTCCTTGATCATACTCATACAAGTAGAACAAGGGTTCAGCTTGACCTGCTGCAATACGAACATCAAATTGAGGAGTAATTACTCTGAACAAATGATAACGAGCATAGAAAGCATCTACGTTCGTCAAATTGACGGTAGTATCAACAGGGGTCATTCGATTCGTACTGCAAAGAACAAGACGGAAACGGGCGTAAGTACTATCTTTATCCTTAAAGTCAGAACAAACCAAAGGAGGTGGTAGACTTTCAATAGCAGCACGATCGCTGTCAACTTCGAGACTGAGAGTTTCAGCATCGAGGGAGGTCCACGCATCTTGTTTGAGTTTGATCGGTTGATCACGAACTCCGTCGCCGGGGTACTTGTCGAGAGCACCTCGCGAGCGGAATGTGAGATCTTGGGGAGCAACTCGCCAGGCAGGGTCTTTACGAATATCAGGGTCTTGAGCGAGATGACCACTAATTTGGATGAAAGTATCATCTTTACTAGTACGGGAAGGTCCCATCAAAATGATTCCAACTGGAACAGGTTGTTCTTCACTACCACGGATGATACCATGGAAAGTGGACATCATGGCTTCAAGACGAGTGAAAGCATTCGTAAATGGGGCAACATATGAACCTTGTAGTTTACGGGTGATAATCACATTATTGATTTCTTGAGCTTGATGATGTAGAGCGAGACCAGCACGAGCGGACTCGTACTTGATCTCATTCTTAGGAACAGAAAGAGCTTCTTCAACGCGGGAAACCCACGCGCGCATACGAACATACACATCGAAAAACGCGGCCTCCTCATAAGGATGGCCGTATTTCATTTCATATATCTTGCTGTATATTTTCGTAGCGAGCTTGGTAAGACTTTCGACAGCTCTCTCCAAAACAGTGATGTTTCGAAGATGGTCGACAATCTTATCAAAGAAAGATTCTTTATTAGCTTGGCCAATAGCTTCAGCTTCTTCGTCGGGGATGACTTCTGAAAAGGTGGGCATTTCAAAAATGTCATCATCAGATTCATATTGAGTCTTCAAATAGGCACGAAGACTTTGAACACCAATCTGATATCCAACGATAGTGAACATAAAAATAGCAGCGACACCGAAGACAGCAGACACAAGTTTTCCAGAATTCTTCTGGACAGCAATCCATAAAAAGATCACGGCGCATACAAGGGGTATGGCTGTTTTCAATATGGATGACAATGTCTCGATCAAAGCAGGAATTCGCAGTTGTTCAGCGATCCAATCAAGAATGGCCTTGATTGGAGTCTTAACAAATCTGGAGATTCCTTTGGAAAAGAACTCCAGGATGGACTGGGCAGAAGACTTAGTTACACTCAGAAACTTAGTAAAAAGTTCTGAGATAAACTCCTTCACACCTGATTGCGGGATACATTCAAGTTTCTCGTCGCGACCGAGTTGGCGGTTGCGACAAGACTTGCGGGTCTTTTTCGTTTCCTTACGGATCTTGGATCGAATATAATGGTCATAGCTCTTACGAGATTGGTTCTCTATAAGAGGCAGCACAGCACGGACACGAGCGTCGGAACTGTGATGGGCCATCTCAGTAGGGGAGAGATGTCCATAGTCTTGAATGAATCCAGCTCGATCGAGTTTACTATGAAATATATGGGCACGAGAGATTAACTTATATAGAAAATCTTTTCGGCGACATATAGTAGCTTGAGTGCGTTTAAGCACAGATTCATTGGTAATGATCTTACCTGAGCGGGAGAATTGTATACCTCCTACGACGCGTTCAGCGGCAGTAGTTTTCTGAGGTACAAAGTGGGGTTGGTCTATCTGATCATCCCAATTAGTGGGTACTGATTGATAGGTGGTGGGGGTAGTAATAGATGATTGCATGGCAAAAATAATTAATGAACAGTCAAGGGGGGTAGGTTGTAA